CGGCTTTTGCTTGGTCGACGTCACCGGTCAGCCTTTGGTGCGCGATGCTTCATTGCCTTGGCTCCGAGGATTCGTTGAGGCCGTTTTCGGCGCCGAAGACCCTGACGGCCGCCGGCACATCAACGAAATTTTCCTGATGGTGAGCAAGAAAAATGCAAAAAGCACAATCGCTGCGGCGATTATGCTTGGTGCGCTCATCATGAACTGGCGCCCGTCCGCCGAACTGCTGATCCTGAGCCCGACCAAAGAAATCGCCGAGAACTCGTACAAGCCGATCAGCGACATGATCAACGCCGATCCCGAGCTGAAGGCGCTGCTTAAAGTTCAGGACTACTTCCGCACAATCATCCATACCAAGACGGGCGCCTCGCTCAAGGTGGTAGCGGCCGACAGCGATACGGTGTCGGGTAAAAAAGCATCGTTCGTGTTCGTCGATGAGCTGCACGAGTTCGGCAAGAAGGCGAAGGCTTCCAATATGCTGCTGGAGGCCACCGGTGGCCTGGCGTCGCGTCCTGAAGGCTTCGTCATCTACGCGACTACTCAGTCGGCTGAGCCTCCTGCAGGCGTGTTCAAAGCAAAGCTGGACTACGCGCGCAAGGTGCGCGACGGGATCATCGTCGACCGCAAGTTCCTCCCGGTGATCTATGAATTCCCTCGCGCCATGTTGGAGCAGAAGGCGCATGAAGACCTGAATAACGCCTATGTCACGAACCCGAACTGGGGCGCGTCGGTCGACATTGAGCGCATCACGCAGCTACACAGCCAGGCGAAAGAGACGGGCGAAAAGGAGTTCAAGGAGTTCCTGGCCAAGCACCTGAATGTGGAGATCGGTCTCAACCTCCGTTCGGATCGCTGGGCCGGAGCTGATTTCTGGGAGCAGCAAGGCGTGCTGGAAAAGACGTTCTCGCTCGACGACCTGATTGAGCGGTCCGAGGTGGTTGCGATGGGCGGCGATGGCGGTGGCTTGGACGACTTGCTTGGGCAGTACGCCATCGGCCGCTGCAAGGAAACTCGCCACTGGCTCGGCTGGGGCCATGCCTGGGCGCACCCTTCTGTACTTGAGCGCCGGAAGGAGATCGCACCGCGGCTGCTGGACTTTGCCCGCACCGGCCACCTGACCCTGGTGGAGCGCATCGGCGACGACATCGATGAGTTTGCTGCGAACGTGGCACGCGTGCACGAGGCGGGTCTGCTCTACAAGATGGGCATCGACCCGAGCGGTATCGGAGGCATCCTCGACGCGATGCTGCAGGCCGGCATCCCAGAAGATCTGATCGTGGGCATTTCGCAGGGCTGGAAGTTGACCGGCCCGATCAAGACGGCGGAGCGGAAGCTTGCCGAGGGCGTATTCGTGCACGGCGACCAGGACCTTATGGCTTGGTGCGTCGGCAATGCCAAGGTCGAGCCGCGCGGTAACGCGGTAGTGATCACCAAGCAGGCGTCAGGCTCGGCCAAGATCGACCCGCTGATGGCGATGTTCAACGCTGTCGAGCTGATGTCGCTGAATCCATCGCCTGTGCAAACCACTTCAATTTACGACGAGGGCGTAACGATATGAGCTTCATCGACTGGGCGACCCTCTTCGCCGGCATTCTCGGCCTCGCCTCCATCACGGCTGGCACTTGGATGATCTTTCCGCCGGCCGGCTTCATTGTCGCCGGCATCAGTTTGCTGGCCTGGTCGTACATCGTCGCCCGCGCTGGAGCTGGCGCCGGCAGCAGCAAAGGATAACGATGTTCGCCAAACAGTTTTTTAGTTCGCAGACAGCGAGCGGTGGCGGCGGCTGGTTGTCCGGCCTAGGTGGCGCACGGTCCGATGCGGGTCCGCTTGTGACGGTCGAGTCGGCGCTCGCGCTCACCGCAGTGCAGAACTGCGTCAGCCTGCTGGCCGAGAGCATCGCGCAGCTGCCGCTTGACATCTTCCGCCGTCTTGAAGATGGCGGCAGGGAGTCGGCCAAAGACCACCCCCTTCACCGAATCCTTGCCTTCAGGCCCAACGGGTGGCAAACGCCCTTGGAATACCTCGAGCAAAGCCAGATGAAGGCGGGCGCGCGCGGGAACTCGATCAGCATCATTGCGCGTGACAGCGACGGCACGGTCACCGACCTGCTTCCGGTGCCGACTGAATCGGTCCAGGTGCTGAAGGGGCCGGACCTGATGCCGTATTACCGCATCGATGGTCAGGATCCGATTCCACAGCGGATGGTCCACCATGTACGCTGGTGGAGCATGAACGGATATGTCGGCGTCTCGCCGATCATGCTGCACGCGAACGCGATCGGGCATGCTCAGGCCATCCAGCATTACGCCGGCAAGTCGTTCCTCAACGGCACCGCGCTGTCAGGCGTCATCGAGCGGCCGCGCGAGGCTGCCCCGATCAAGGATCCGTCCGTGATCGACCGCATCACCGACCAGTGGCAGCAGCGGTACGGCGGCAGCGGCAATGCAAAGCGTGTGGCGATGCTACAGGAGGGGATGACCTTCCGCGCACTGTCTATGACCAACGTCGATGCCGAGCTGATCCTCGCGCTGAAGCTGGCCAACCTCGACATCGCGCGCATCTACAAGGTTCCGCCGCACATGATCGGCGAGCTGGATAAGGCAACGTTCTCGAATATCGAGCACCAGGCCATCCAGTTCGTCATCTATACGCTGCTGCCCTGGATCAAGCGGCATGAGCAGGCCATGATGCGCGACCTGCTGCTGCCGAGCGAGCGCGACGAGTATTACATCGAATTCAACGTCTCCGGCCTCCTGCGCGGTGACCAGGCCTCGCGATATGCCGCGTACGCCGTCGCCCGCCAGTGGGGTTGGCTGTCCGTGAACGACATTCGTCGCCTGGAAAACATGCCCCCTATTAAAGGTGGCGATACCTACCTGCAGCCGCTGAACATGGTCGACGCGGCCAAGCCACTGCCAGTCGTGCCACCCAAGGCCAGCGCCGAGGCGGTGGCAGAAATCGAAGGAATCCTCGCATGAAAAACCGCCTCCGCATCGCCGGCATGATCTTCAATCAGCCGCTGATGGTCACTGAATCGATGCTGGATCAGGCCGCCATCTGGGCCAACCAGCGGATGAGCCTGAATATCGTCAACCTGAGCGTCAACGGCGCCCAGCCGCAGATGATGGAAGACGATGGCCCGGTCTACGAAAGCGCCGCGGCGCGCGCAGAAGAGGCGCGGCGCCAGTCGATCGCGGATACCGGCGTGGCCGTGATCCCGATTCATGGTGTCCTGGTTAGCCGCAGCATGCAGATGAACCCATGCGAGACCATGACCAGCTATGAGCAGCTGCGCTCCCAGGTCAATGCCGCGTTGGCGGATCCGGCGGTCGAGCACATCGCCTTTGACATCGACAGCCCTGGCGGCAGCACGACGGGCTGCTTTGAGCTCGCAGACTTCCTGTTTGAAGCGCGCAGCGTCAAGCCGATGAGCGCGATCGTGAACTTCAGTGCTTATTCGGCCGGTTACCTGCTGGCCTCGGCCATCGGCGACATCTCGGTATCCCGCACTTCGGGCGTCGGCTCGATCGGCGTGATCGCGAAGCACCTGGACGCATCGGCGCGCAATGAGCAGATGGGTGTGAAAGTCACGACGGTCTACGCCGGCGCGCACAAGAACGACCTCAGCCCGCACGAGCCGCTGACCGAACAGTCGGCCAAGTTCCTCAACGATATGGTCCAAGGCTACTACACCCAGTTCGTTGATGCGGTCGCACGGTATCGCGGCATCGGCGTTGACGCCGTGCGCGGCACCGAGGCTGGCGTCTACCTGGGGCAGGGCGGCATTGACGCGGCGCTTGCTGACCGCATCGAGACACCCCAGGCTGCGGCTGACCGCATCGCTGGTCAAGCGCGCCAGGCACGCGCTGCGCGCAGTACGAAACATGCATCCATCGGGGCCCGCGCGAAAGCGATGGCTCTCCAGACCCAAATTTGACCGCGTTCGCGGGACAAGCAACCAGCCGCCTACGGGCGGTTTTTTCATTCTAGGAGAGGCAAATATGCCAACCATCAACGAACTCCGCAGCGAACGCGCCAAGGTCAATGCCAGCGTCCAAGCGCTGGCCAAGATCGAAGCCGACGGCGGCCAACTGACCGTCGAACAGCTGACCGAGTTCGCCGGCCTGCAAGCCAAATTCGGCGACCTGACCGCACAAATCACCCGCATGGAAGCGGCCGAGACCATCGCCGCCGCGGCTGCGGTGCCGGTCGACCGCGCGCACGGCTCCGCCCACCAGCCGACCGCGCCGCCGGCAGCCAGCATGCCGGCCACCCCGCGCACCCCGGAAATCCCGGGCGCCAAGATGGCCCGCATGGTCCGCGCCCTGGCTCACGCCCAAGGCAACACCCAGGCCGCCGCCAAATTCGCCATGGATCGTGGCTTCGGCGAAGAAGTTGCCATGTCCCTGAATACGCTGACCTCGAGTGCCGGTGGCGTTCTGGTCCCGGTCAACCTCGCGTCCGAGGTGATCGAACTGCTGCGCCCGAAGGCGCTGGTCCGTCGCATGGGCGCCCGCCCGCTGCCGCTGGCCAATGGCAACCTGACCATCCCGCGCCTGAAGGGTGGCGCTGTGGTCGGCTACATCGGTAGTGATACCGATGCGCCGGTGACCAACCAGTCCTTCGGCGATCTGAAGCTGTCGAGCAAGAAGCTGGCGGCCCTGGTGCCGATCTCGAACGATCTGCTGGGCTATTCGGGCTCGAACCCGAACGTCGACCGCATCGTGGTGGATGACCTGACTGCCGCTATCGCGATTCGCGAAGACAAGGCATTCATCCGCGACGACGGCACGAACAACACCCCGAAAGGCCTGCTGGCCTGGGCGCTGGCCGGTAACAAGATTGCCGCATCGGACGGTGCGACGCTGCAGAAGGTCGAGACCGACCTGAACAAGGCCATTCTGGCGCTCGAAGGTGTCGACGCCAACATGGCCCAGCCGGGCTGGATGATGTCGCCGCGCTCGTTCCGCTTCCTGGAAGCGCTGCGAGACGGTAATGGCAACAAGGTTTACCCGGAGCTGGCGCAGAAGCAGCTGAAAGGTTACCCGGTCGGTACGACCACCCAGATCCCGAACAACCTGGGCACCGGTTCGAACCAGTCCGAAATCTACTTCGTGGACTTCGGCGACTGCTTCATCGGCGAAGACGAGACCCTGCTGATCGACTACTCGAAGGAAGCGACCTACAAGGACACCGACGGCACGATGGTCAGCGCCTTCCAGCGTGACCAGACCCTGATCCGCGTGATCTCGAAGCACGACTTCGGCCCGCGCCACGTCGAATCGATCGCGGTCCTGACCGGCGTCGCCTGGGGCGCCTAACAGCGCTGGCCCCGGCGCGTTACGGCGCGCCGGCCCATTCATCCAACTGGAGACGATCATGGTATCGGTCAAATTCATCAAGCCCTGGTCAGCATACAGCCCGGGCGACATCGCTGGCTTCGACGAAAAGCGTGCTGCAGCGCTGGTCGATGCCGGCGCGGCAGAGCTGTACGACGAGAATGCCGAAGTCGCCGCAGGCGAGCCGGCGCCGGCCGCGGAGCAAGCGGGCGCAACGCCCGACGCGTCCGAAGCGTCCGAAGTCAAGTCCGGCCGCGCCAAGAAATAAGCCATGCGCCCCTCAACCGTCGCCTGGCTCGCCAACGTGCGCGCCGAGGCAGCGGCCCCGGGCGCAATCCTCGTCATCGTTCGCGGCCCGGCCGGCTCGGTGACGTTCTTCCCTGAAGACATAGTCGGCAAGTCCGACGACGAGCTGCTAGCGTTCATCGCTGGCCGGCTCGCTGAATCCTGAAAGGCTGCCGATGGCTGC